AGGAAATGAGGATGATACCTTATCCTACTTCGCAAAATTGGCGCAAGATAATTAAAACCCAGTAAAGTCGTAGGGAATAAAAAAGAGTCGATTGGCGTCCTTCCGCTCGGACAAAGTAACGAAAACCTTTACAGATAAGTTACAGAGTAAATTGCCACTAAACCCCAGCTGCAGCTGGGGTTTTTTTATCCCTGAAATCTGAGTTCGTTAGCTGTTGCTAAACCAGTGGTTGGGCCCATTATATTAATGGTTTGATTAGAAGATCTCTTAGATGAGCTATCAACAACAGTATTTGCAGTTACACCTTGTGACGCATTTTTACTATCTGCAGCATCAATACTTCCTGCATTAAGGTCTTCACCTGTTTTCTTTACTTCAGCATCAATAGCTTCTTTATACTGAGCATCAATTTCACCAGTCTTTGGATCCATTCCCGCATATTCATATAGACCATCAGGAATAGCTCTTTGTATGAAACCAATAGGGTTATACCACGCACGTTCAACAGAAGGATCTGGTAGAATACTTCTTAGAATCTTTTTAAACAATTCGTTAATATTAGTACCTAGGTTACCAAACGCTGCAGAAGGACCTTCACTAAAGAGATCAGTAAAGAAGTCTACAATAGCCATAAAGAAGTCTTTGACTACATCAAATACTCCACCAATGATAGCACTGAATGAGAAAGAATCTAAGAATTCAGATGCTCCATCCATTCCCATCTTACCAGCAATCCAAGAGACTAAATCCTTTAATAGATCTAATGGCATACCAACCAGTCCTACTAAGATACCTGATATAGCACCCATGAGTCCACCCACGAATTTACCAGCGGTGCCTGATTCTTCTTCAGCACCTGATATAGCACCCTTGATACCATCAAAGATTCCCATAATGATTGTAACTGGTAAGAATAGTTTACCTAATACTTTACCTAATGGACCAAATTTTGTAGAGAAGAATTTAAAGAAGTTACTAAATAATTTAAATGGAGATATTGCCATCAATACTACATTTTTAAGCTTCGAAGCTTGAGCAGCAGTTTTAGTAAAAGGAGTTGCAAAACCAGCTATAGTATTCTTTATCGATTTTAATGAATCACCAGCCTTTTTAATATCATCGCCTAATCCCATAGGAAGTTTAAAACCTTTAAAAAGGTTTGCGAACTTTGTTCCTAAGGAGCTAAAGAATCCACTAACTGTCGATTTTAAACCCTTAGCTGCTTCTATTTTACTTGCTGCTCCAAGTCTAATACTTCTATATAAATTTCCAAAGAAACTTGCTATGGTTGTAACTAATCCCGCTTTATAAGTTTTTAAGCCTTTGTTACCAAAATTAAAAGCAGTTTTGATACCCTTAAAGAACTTATTAACTGGGTCAATTACTCTAGCAGTAAATAAACCTTTTACTTTTGTTAGACCCTTAGATATATTTTTACCAAATAGATCATCAATAAAAGTAAAGATTCTACCACCTAAAGTTTTAAAACCTTTACCCATAAGTTTAAGAGATTCTAATACACCTAAAGCGAATCCACCAAGAAGACCAGCCAACGCACCAGTTAAACCACCAAGTACAGCTAAAGCTGTACCAAAGAAACCTTTAGGAGATTCTAATAAGCTTTGGTCTGTATTCTCAACTAACTCTTCAAGTAATTCATTAGTTTTATCATCACGAGCAGCGTCTTCTTTATTCTTTTCTAAGTCTTTTAGTTTATTACCAAGAAGACTATCAGCAAGGCCATCTAAAGCTGCATTAGCTTTAAGACCACTACTTTCAACAGCATTAGCGATGCTAACCATATTAGCAACAAGGCCTACGTTAGCTTCAGTAGTTTTACTTTGTTCTGAGTTACCTTTTTTTAGTTGATCAACGACATCAGAAAGAGATCCACCCTCTTCTCTAGGTCTAGGTTGAGGCGCTTCTTGTTTAGCTCTTTGAGCAGCCGCTTCTTTTTTGATATCGTTAGCCATGGTTATTTACCTTTTGAAAATGCTTGTGCACCAAAGAATGCAGCTACTATACCAGCTACAGCTACAAAATATGTAGGTGCCATTGAACCCAGTGTTGATTGAGCTTCGTTTAAACCAGCTAGGGATGCAATCACAACAGCGAATGGATATAACAATAGACCCCATAGTGCAAACCATGTCATTTTACGTTGCGCATCTCGCATAGCATCTGCATCATCGAGTTCTTTTCGTTTAAACTCTAAGTACATTGCTTGTTCTTCCTTTGAGACTTTACCATCACCGTTAGTATCGGCAGGATGATGGATCTTTTCTAATTCTTCACTCATCGTTGTGATTTCCTTTGTTGTTGTTCAGCCTTTCTATTCTCTTCTTTAATATGCTCACTAAGAAGAGTAACATATATCTCCCTCTCCCACGGTAACATACCATCCAATTCAGTTAAACTATACTTATGATGCTGCATCATAGCAAAGTTAGTCTTATAATGGTTTACTAGATTATCATGTGAGAGGCCTAAGTAAAAAAACTTTGGATACCTTTTAGTTCCACCTTAGTTTCTTCTTCACACTTAATACAGTTAAACTTTAATTCATGTTTAAGTGATGGCATATCATTAAAGAAGCCACCAATTAACTCGAATTGAGAACTATTTAGGTTCTCAATAAATTCCATTTTCTCTTTATCAGACGAATCTTCGTATACTTCTTCAGTATCGAATATGTTATCAATACAGAGTACTAATAGATCCATTATACCATCAATCTTTTCTAGGTATTCTGGGTCAAATCTTTGTATATCTTCGAATGATGGATACCTCAATGTGAGACCAATATCCTCAGATAACATGATTACCTTGTCTTCAGGGTTTATTTCAGGAGTCTTAATATCATCAAGGTCGATTTCAACTGGTGTTTCCGCTTTACAGTCTTCCGACTTACACTTGACATTAACATTAATCCTTTCACCTACAGATTTAGCTCTTAGATGGAGGAATAATACCTCTAAGTCAAACACCGCTAATTTATTAACGTTGATGTTATCAAAGACACACGCCTCGATGACATCTTTAATAGCTCCTAGAATCTGTTTCTGATCATTTGATTCCATTGCCATCATGAGTATTTTTTCTTCTTTGACAAGGTAAGGTCTAAAATTAACCTCCTTGCCTAGTCCCGGTACAAATACCGTATACTTGGAACTATTTACTTGTGGTAAAGCCATTATATTTCTCCTAAATTACCAATTCATTATAATATATTTATAATTCTATCTGCTACCGATTTTATACCGGATCCAAACCCTGCAACAGGGTTAAGTGTTTCAAACTTATCGTATGAAAATGTTACACTAAACGTTTGAGGAGTATCAGCCGCTTCGTTGCTTAGTGTCATCCCAGTGTATGATGTAGGGAATGCGTTCTTTAATTTTACTGCGTATATTGGATTGTTTTGCTTATCAAGCTGTTGAATAACAACATCAGCCACATGATCTACTTTATAACTTACAGTATAAGTCTCACTATCCAATACTTGTGCCATCCAATTATCAAACATATTTCGTATAAAGAAATCCTGTGTGACATGGAATTCACATGTTACGTCTTCATCAATATATCCAGTGATATACTTGTGCTGTTCTTTGTGAGCTGCATGTTCAGCTGTACTTATTTGTCGACCAGGCATTGATGTTGATTTACACATCATTGATATATCTCTAGGGTCGTTAATAAAATTCTTAATTGATAGACCACCACCTGATATTAAACCTGCAAGGAGTGTACTTGCATCTAAATTAATAAGTGATAGTTTGGGTGGTGTAAAGATTATATTAAATCTGTTCTGCATGGCCAAACCACCATGGTTTTGTATTGTAGATTTTAAATCGTCGATTGAATTAGCCATGGTTATACCTTATATGCGTCTCTACTATATCTCCAAACACTTTGATCTTTAACTTTCTTGAACTGTTGTGTTGGCATGAATACTGCAATTTCCCAATCAGTCATTGGTACTCTTACTATTTTTGATTTGACCTGACTCGACAGATACTGTTTAAAACATGGTCTAAACTCTTTATATTTGTTTGCACCCTTGATAGTATTGTATCGTAGCCGTGCTAATCGTGTTGAATCAGTCACTTTCTTTGGTGCTAAATCCATTAATCTATCTAGGAATAATGCTCTTACGTTAGGTGAAAGGTAGTGTAAGTTAAGTCCATTGAACCCACCTTTGGTTGGACCAAGGAGTATAGTTAATGGAAACTTATCGTAATATGGTAACTCGTTTTTCATCTTAGGGTCGTAGAAATACATAATCATATCACCTGTCTTAGGATTAGATATGGGTTTAAGAGCATCGTCAGTTAATAGTTTATTTCTATTAATAGTGCCCAATGCATCTACATTCTTTTTAAACCAGTTACGTGATTTATCAGTCCTAGCTTGAATACCAGCTCTGAATGCGCCTGCTTGTAATGTGTCGAATAAACTTGCCATAGTACTATTTATATCAAGACTTAAGTAGTTTGATGCCTAAATTCTTTAAAGTGTCTTCAGTCCATATCTGAAACTTCCATCCTTTGTAAGACGCAAAGTCATTAGCTGCAGTCCACTTAGAAGTATTCTTAATATAGGTTGTCACCTCATTTAGGTATCGTTTAGTTTTACGAGTTGGCTTTTTGGGTGGTGTTGTCTGTTTCTTTGGTTTAATCTCAACCAATATACAATCACCATTATCCATCTCAATGAATAGATCAATAAAATACCGATGGATTCTGTTATCTGTTTTACACTTGTATGGTATAACCACCTCTTCAGAATTCCATGCTCGTATTCTAGAGTTAGATTCACACCATTTAAATGCTTGTCTTTCCCATAGAGAACGGTAAACAACCTTAGTATAGTCTCCTAAGTACTTCTCAGGGTGTTTAATTTTGTATTTGCCTTTGTAACTCATATAAATACTCTTATAGTTTATAAATAGTATAGTTATTTATATAGGAAAAGAGTATGGCTATCGGTAAAAAAGTATCAGATAAAGTAAAAAACAAATTAGCAGGTAAGGAAAAGGGTTCAAGAGATCCGGGTCCAATTCTGAGGTACCCTCTTAATCTGGTAGAAAAGGATAACCAAGAATTAATTAGGTTCAGAATTGTCGATCGAAAGACCTTGGAAGATCAGAGAAGTATATACCTCTATTCACCACCTGGTCTATCAATTGCAGATGCGGCTGGTTATACACAAGCTGACTTAGGTCTTCTTGGTGGTGCTATTGATGCGACTGGTGATGTCATGACTGGTAAAAAGGATATGGATGGTAGTGGTATAAC